AGACGAAAAAATCTACTGATTCGTCTATGGGGTTTTAGGGGAAGAATGGGAAGAAGAAGTAGAGGGAGAGATAGTCTCCTCCTCATACTCCTTCTAGAAAACCAAAGACCTAACAAGAAAAGACTGGATTGGCTAGAAATACTGGTTAAGTAAAAAGTCTTTTCTCGTTAGGCCGTTGGTAAAGATATAACCGCGTACGTGTGCGTGTGCGCGCGTAAGAGCGAGAGCACGATACGTGTGAGTGAGAGACGAGTGTTACTGGAACTGCTCAAAGAACGAGTCCATGTCAGAGCGGAACTGACGATACTCTTCTTCCGTCATAGGAATGATATTCCCACGGACATTGACAAGGATAAACTTGGTGTTTTGCATAATCTGAAAAACGAATTATAACGGAAACTTGGCTGTATTGAAACAGAAACCTATCTATTTTCGAAGATAATATCCGAGATGAGTAATTTATCATCTTGGAAAAGATAATCGATTTTAGGCGGGTTTCTGAAAGAATTAGTCTTCCCAGAATGTAAAGACAACTCTGAAAGCCCCCGTGAATCCACGGACTTCAAGAAGGCAATCTATTCCAGAGTCGGGAGAATTAGCCCGATTAAAAAGAGAAAGGGCTTCACTCACAACAAGAAGATAGTTGCTGTCCGTGACCTGCTCAACGCGGCACTCTATTTGATGGCGGATTTTACCGCAATCGTTATATGTGTCAACATCGTGCCAATAATCGGAGCATTTTGCGAGCTTGGAGACAATATGTTCCTTGAGAGTCTTCATAATCTGAAAAGATAAAAGCAGCAATTAATTCTTCGTGGGATGCTGCCAACCACGGCTCTTTATTGAGGCTTCGAGCATTGCCTTTTTGCATCTAGCACAGTCCTGATGACTAACCACGTTTAGTTTATCCTCCTCTGTGCAAAGAGATGCGTTTCCGAAGAACAAACAGGAAAGGTCTATTGATTCGTCGGAGAACACGAAAGAAAAGGGAGCCGAAGCTCCCTAATCATTATTCAGCGGCAACAGGTCCGTCGTACTCCTGGGCCTCCGCGTTCCACTTGCGGACTGGTCCAGTGTAGCGGATACCGAACTCGATACCGTCTTCGTCGTGGAACTTGAGCTCATCCCACTTCATAGAGAAGCGCTCTTCTTCCTCCGTCTGGTAGATACCTGCTACACAGATAGCTTCGTCGAGAGGCTTACCGACAATTTCCTTCATCGAGTCAAGCTCCGCCTTCTTGGCCTGACAGCGCTGAGAGAAATCCAGCGGGTAGTAGAAGCCGTCCTTGCTGGCACTCGTGCGAAGCCACGTGTAGTCCTTATTGATAGCAATCGACAGCGTGACGTTACCAGCTCCCAACGTACGGAACACTTCCGCTACGTTGAACTTCAGCATAGCGCTGGTTTCATCGGGTTTGTCCTTCCGACGTTCAGCAAGCGCGGCTTTCAGTTCTTCAACTACCTTCTGAGAAAACAGAGTAATAATGTTCTTTTCCATAATCTTTGGTATTAAAAATGAAACTTATGTAAGCGGGGGTACAGCACCCCGCTAAGCATTGGGGGTGGGGGGAAGGAGGTGTACCTCCCCCATATACACTTACGATAGGAATTTCCACAAAAAAGTGACCGCATCCCCAATATACACCTATGGTTCTTTTTCAAGCAGAATTTTCTGCTTAGGTGGGGGGGGCTATCACCACAAATCTTATCATGGGGCGGGGTCTCTGATATATGGACTGTTATTTTTTCTTATCTTTGTATCCGTATGCGAAAGAAAATTCGAAAAAGAATACTTGTCATTGCAGTTGTCATAGCTGCAATCATTTTGTTTTCTATCTTATATCCAATTATCCGTATTGCATATATTCGTTCTGGCTGCGAGCTTCACTGCTTTGATTGGTAGGTAATCGATTTGTTTATTTTCTATAAGCGTTTCGCTATAGAGTAGGATACATATAGGTTCTTGTCATATATTTGTGTCGTTAAATGAGCATTTTATGACAAGACCGAAAAGAGGCAGATTACCTATTGTGCGTACTGCGAATGGAGAGAAGCTATCTGTTCCTGTGCGGACATTGATGGACAGAAGAAGGGATGATTATTATCGCACCCTGATGAATGATTATCAAGAGGCTCTTTCTGATGTGCAGTCGCGTGGTAACGTATATGATGGCGCTGCTGTTGATGCGAGGATAAAAGAGAAAGAGCTTGGAAAGGAGCTGGCAGAGGAGGTACTGTGGAGATATTCTGATACGCCGTGGAGTCCAGAGCCTTTTGGCGGAACGTCTAAAGATGGGCCATTCAGTAATAGAGACGTCAATGAGACAAGGAAGAATCTCGTTGAGGCTGGCATACACATCAGTCCTGATTCTGATGAAGTGACTGATTTCTTCAGGAGTTATGCTATATCCCCAGGATTTGAGAGGATATTACGAAACCAGTACGGATATGCTTTGCAGAATGGAGTAAGCCAGAATCTATCTGGCATACGTGATTATCAGAAAGAACTGTCTGGTGTAACTGGTGAGGGAATATTCAATTTGCGTATGCCGGTTGATCTGTCATTTTCGAACAAGCGCACCGGCGGGATGTATGTAGGTATTGCTCCTCAGTCACAGTTCAGTCTTAGTGAATATGGCGAGTTCCCTTATGACTTCACTTTGGGGCACGAGTTCGGTCATACAGTTAATTTCCTAAAGGGAGTGAACAAAGCGATGTTTGACAAGAATACTAAAGCTAATACGAATAAGCACGATAAAAAGGATTCGGAGAAAGACGCAGATATAAAGGGACTGAAATATCTTCTTTTCAAAGAAGGTATTTACGATGTACGAGAGAATAAGGACGCCACTGTAGAAGATGTAAAGAAGCTTCGTGAGAAGTATCCTACTATGAGGCCATTCAAGCAGATGGATGATGAACAGATTGTCAATATGCTAAATCTTGTGGCGGATTCTGGAGAAGAGAAGAAAGATATTGCTAATGTGGCTGCAATCGGAGGGCTGGTAGAGAAATACGGTGCAGATAGAATTCGTGATGTTTTATATAAAGACGGTGGAAAGATTCATATCAAGCCTTCCCATCGTGGTCGCCTGACGGAATTAAAGGAGCGTACGGGTAAAACAGAAGCCGAGCTGTACAATGACGGTAATCCTGCACACAAAAAGATGGTAGTGTTCGCACGAAATTCTCGTAAGTGGCACGGAGATGGCGGTCTTCTTCGTCGATTTGATGAAGGTGGGGACAAGGGTAAAAGTGACTATAAAGAGAAATTAAGAGAATTTCACGTTATCAAATCGGACTTTGAAAATGCTATCGAAGAACAGAATAGGACTTCTTCTTCTTTGAATCGCTATATTAGTGAGTACAAAAATCCTAATGGTTATTGGTACTGGACCACGGAAGGGAAGAAGCTACAAAGAGATAGGGCTCAGGCCGATTCGCGTCTTCTTGGTGCGCGTAATCGCCTTGATTCTGCAAAAAAGGAAATAGGGAATGCCACACTCGATGAGTTTAATAATACGCCTTATGACCCAATGTTCTTCTGGGACTATGTTGCTGGGGACGAGAACTCTGCGAAGAAATATTATGTAGAACGCGGTATTAGGGAGAGCGATAAAGCGCAGGATGTTATTGACTTCTTTAATTCCTATGGATCGTCAGACGGATTTAATCGAATACGTGAAAATCAAAAAAGCTGGTGGTTAAAAAGGCACCCATATCGCAAGCTTGTGCCGTTTGAATTAAAAACCGCATTAAGGTCTACTAACTGGCTTCAACCAAGAATGGCAGGACTTAATAACGGTAATACAGTTGGCATATTTGACATTGACACCTATACAGACTTATCTGTAATGCGTTCAGGTAACGGACATGGGGCAATAACAGTCGGTACTATTGAAAGTCCTGAACAGCCTTATTTATTTGCTCTTCCACACGAGATTGCGCATATTACAAATACTTCTGGTTTTGCAACGGCGCCAGGTTCTATTCAAGCAGAAGCACTTGGTCAGAACACCAATACAGAAGATGGTCACGATTCAAGGCCAAGCGAAAAGCATTCCGATATCGAGGCGTTGAGGTATATGTTATTTAAAGAAGGAATATATGATTCCCGTGGGAAAGAAGATGCAACGGCTGACGACATTAAGAAACTAAGGGAGAAGTATCCAAAGCTTAGACCTTTACTTCAAATGGATGATGAGCAGGCCGCCTGGACGATAAATCATGTTGCTGATGCGAATGAGAAGATTGATATGTCTAATATAGCAGCACGAGGTGGCTTGATGGAACGCTACGGTAAAGACAAGTTACTCTCCATCATAGAAAAAATGAAGCAGTCCAAGTAGGACTGCTTTTCTTTTGCCCTTGGCTGTTTTAGTCAGCTGTTGCATCGAACGCTAAGGTTATTTCCTCCTTTGCAACATATCCGTTGCGTTCTTTGTAGCGGAAGGTGGATTCGAACCACCGACCTTCTGGTTATGAGCCAGACGAGCTTCCTCTGCTCTATTCCGCAGTGTCTGGGTACAAAGATACTACTAATTACCGTTTCTACAACGCGTTCTTTCTGTTGATAACATCTTATTAATCAACAGATGAAACAAATTAGTTACTTTTTTATGATTCTTTTTATACCTTTGCGATAACAATAATACTACAAACTATGGACAGTCCAAAGATGTATACCTATGCCGCTAACTCGATGAGGGCCATTGATGAGTTCGTAAACGAGAACGGTATCCAGAAAGAACAAATCGTCAGTATTCTTCCTTCTCCAGATGGGACCTTCTTTATTTGCTACTACGCCGACTAGTGCTTCACTATCGCCGGAAGAATACAACGAGAAAGTGTATTACTGTCTCAGTTGTCACTCGCTCCATATCCTTGTAGATGAGGGGTTGGCTGATGGCGACTGGGATGGTTCTTATTGTGCAAAGTGCGGTTCTACTCACGTAGGTCAATGCGCAATGGGAGAGTGGCTTGATGAGGAGGATAGGCGTAAGGCAAAGCGCAAGGAGATAGAATGGAACAAATAACGAAGAAGGACGGCGTGTACTATTATGGAGCAGAACCTTGTACAGACATTGATGATGCCTATTCTCGATTTCGTCGGGACTATCACGAGAGTCTTGGACGAGATGTATATAGCAGACTTGACAAGGCTGGTCAGCGAATCGAGCGAATACACGGATTCGGTTTCGTTTTCGCCGGTGGGCAACCAGATGGAGCTGAATTCAGAAATAACAAGAGAGTTGACTGTAGACTCCTTGGGTATTTGGGAATCGCCAACTGTCGTATCCTCGGGATTTGGGATTACGGATATATCACTGACGAGCAATTCGAACGATGGTTCGATTGGGCTCTTTCCAGAGGAAGTGGAGCCTTGAGGCTGGTTGGCAGAAAGAGTAAATCTGGAAGAACGAGCAAGAGATTAAAGAAACGATTTAGATAACTTTTAATAACAAGTGCTATGGAAGCAAAACAGAAACCTTTGTCTTATGCTGAACTCAAGGATGCAGCAAAAGAACTCAGTATTAACTATCAGAAACTGCAGCAGGCTTACGAATCTCTTCGTGAGCGTTATGAACAGGCTGTAGAAGCTCTCAATGACAGGGAGTTCCAGTACAACGCTTTCTTCCTTGACAAGCTTATTGCCGTTGTGAATAATGCAGATAGATACGATGAGAAGTTCGTGTCTTGGGCTGTTCAGAACGTGCAGGCTTCCCTGATGTCTTTTGCTCAGGCAAGTGAGGAAGCAGCCAAGAAGGCTAAGGAAGCCGAAAAGAAAGAAGAAAAGAAGGATGAAGCCGAATAACATCATACCGGTCAAGTGTAACGAGGATTCCTTCTACCGTGCATGGATTGAGTTCCTGACACCGTATCACAAGCTTACGTCAAGGGAACGCGATGTCGCTGCGAGGATTCTGATGCAGTACTTCAGATTCAAAAACAGTGTACAAGACCCGGAGGTGGTAAGGGACTTGCTATGGTCTAAGAAATCGCGCAATGACATCAAGGCTTCGCTACAGATGTCTGATGCCCATTTCAAGATGATTCTTGGCAAGCTTCGTTCTTCTGGCTTTATCAAAGACGGAAACATAGACGGTCAGTATATACCGCATAAGATTCCAGGCGAAAGCAGGTTTATGCTTGCGGTTGTATACGACTGGTCTTCTCCGCAGAATCCGATTCACCGTGAGGCGGAACAGGATTGAAGACGCTAATTGTCTTGCTATAGCCCAGGAACTTGACATTCCGGTGGGCGAAGTAAAGAAAGTAGTCAGCTCGTTCTTTGGAGAGATTGTGAGTGAGGCCCGTTCTCTTCCCTTCAATAGCCGAACAAGAATCTATACAAAAGATAAGTTCGACGAATTAGTAAGAGTATGGAACATTCCCTCGATAGGTAGAATAGGACCTGCATACAGCAGATACCTCAAGTGGAGGGGCAACGAATCAAAAAAGTCCGAGCAAAGATTAAGGAGTGACTACCGGAGTCGATTGACTCAGGATGACATCGAAAACATTGCTGAAGAGATTCTTTCCGGTAGGACTCCTTCTTTTAATAAGAGACGTGGAAACGAAATGTATAACCGAGTATGGCTTGTCGGGCAGGATGGAAAGAAATTAGCCAGACAGGTCATACCAAAAAACAAAGAAGATGTCATTTAGAATTAAAGACGTTATGCCACTGTTCACTGGTGTCATAACAACCGCAAGAACTTATGTTGGAGATCAGCGTGCAGACAAGGGTGGTCTTATCGTTGATACAACCAAGATGGCTGGAACTATGAATCCTATCCAGCAGGTGTTTGCCGTTAGCAAGGCTGGCGAGTCTCTTGGACTCAAGAAGGGCTCTGTTGTCAAGCTGAATTTCAACAGGTACTACAAGACTAAGCAGAAACCGGGTGCTATTGAAGACAATGTACAGTCGTCTGTTCTGCAGGGATTCTATGAGTTTCCTATTGTAGAGATTGGAGGAGTAAAGTATTTGTCTTTACAGCAGTCTGATATTGAATACGTAATTACCGATTACGATATAGACGAAGGAGGTCTTTTTGAGTAATGAAAGTCATCGTTAAAAAGACCAAGAGAGAGATAGAGGTCTTTGCAACACCTCAGTCAGTAGTAGGTCAGGTTAAGTTCTATGACCGTGACCATCCAGAAGACGAATATACCCTTGAAGAATTAATATTTCCCGAATACTATGGCAACTAATGTAAAGATGTCCGCAGAGGACAAGAAATGGAGAGCCGATTCTGATGCTGAGACTATGGCTCGCTATGAAGAGATTATGGCTGATTCCGAACGAAAGCGTATGGCTATCTCTGCTGCACGCAACAAAGCCGCTGATATGAATAAACGTGCTGCCGCTATGAACCGCGTGGCTTCTGGTTCTCGTACTGTAAAACCTAAAGCAAGAAAGAAGTAATATGGGACGCTTTGTGAATAAGTTAGAGCTTATCAAGACTATCCTAAAGAATGACGATATTATTCTCGTTATTCAGAAAGGAGACAAGTTTGATTACGAATGCGTCTGTGATAGTGGTATGATGGCTAACCTGTATCATCGTCTCCTGGAGTTTATTCCTAACTGGAGACGACAGTTCTTGCAGAAACACAAAGTCAATTAGGTATGAAACTGATTGAATTCGACGGGCAGGATTTCAAGATTGCGGACGAGGCTCTTTTGATAAAGCCTATCCGAGAAATGTTTCGTGCAGACAAATCCAAAAAGAAAGAAGAATTCTGGAAGCAGATTTCCTATATGTGGTTCATGTGCGATCCGCGAAGTGCCTATCAGTATCTAACTGAAGACGAGGAGCGCTCCAAGGAGATAAAGGCGCAGGAGGGATTTGACGAGAACTGGAAGCCTTCGGTTGCACTCCGCGAGGCAATGGATGTCTATAAGCGGCAGACAACAACCACTGCTTCTATTCTTCTTGAGGGTATGAGAAAGGGCATTGACAAGGTTCGTAAGTTTTTGGAAGACGTGGATTTGTTTCAGATGAACGAGAGAACAAACAGCCCGGTTTACCAAGTATCCACCATAACTAACGCATTGAAACAGGTTCCTGAGCTTGCTAGAGCTCTGATAGAGGCAGAGAAGGAACTTGCCAAAGATTTCTCTGACGAAGATAAGACGCGCGGAAACCTACAAAAAGCTGCTGGAGAGGACTTATAATGGGAACTACTAAGGAAGACTTCAGAAAGATGGGAATCTATGATGGGATGGTTCTGATTGATCCAAACAGACTTTTCAGAATCCTCCCATCTGTTCTCGTAGATGATGAGAAAAAAGAGAAGAGTAATGGCGAACACTACGACAAGAGAGGCGAAGGTGATTATTCCCACGAATAAGTACCAGACACCTATCACCGATTTATTGTTGGAACAGTACCCTGCAGAAGTACAAGAGCAATTTCTTGACTTTATGGATACTGTTCCTCTTTTAAAATGGATGGTGTCTGAAGACAGGCCAAGGGCGAAAGACCTTCCACGTGATGAACGTGGTAGGATTATAGTGGATATTACACATCCGCACATACTTGAGGATGTAGATTATTTCCGTCCAGCCATCAAGTTTTACGAGGAGAATGGATGTTATACATTCCTTCGCCCTAACAATAATCCGAACAGCGAGTTTCAGAAATGGCTTAGAGAAGAAGCTAGAAGGTGTCGTGACGGCTACGTGAGGGAGTCTGACGGGGAGTGGGTAACAGGACAGATGTACTGGTTCCTCAACTACTGTCCGATAATGGTGAATGTCAAGTCTGAGAAGACAGGCATTTATCACCGTGTAGAGGGATTTCCTGCTTTTTGGGAAGGTATTTATTATCGCTATCATTATCTTGATCAAGCACGTAACGCTGGCAAACACGGAGTAGAATTGGCTCGTCGAGGAGCAGGAAAAAGCTATTGCATGGCTGGCATCATGTCTCATAACCTTCTTCTTGGTGAGGACTTGGAATCCACGAAGCGTGTTACAACAGTGCTAACTGCTTATACAAAAGAATATTTATCACAGAAAGATGGAACATTCTCTAAGTTCACCCCTATGATTGACTTCTGTGCAGCCAACACAGAGTTCCCAAGATTGATGCTTACACGCCGTGAGTCCGATATGCTTTGGATAATGGGTTATAAGAATTCAAATGGCAATGTAAGTAAAGACAGCTCAAAGAACTCTGTCATGGGTTTGTCTGTGAAAGATGATGAGGGTAAGATTCGTGGTAAGCGAGGGTTTATCCTATTCGAAGAAATGGGTAATTACCCGAATTTCAAAGATGTCTGGGATAACGTGCGGGACTCTGTTAAGGAGGGTGATAATACATTCGCTCTAATGTACGCTATCGGTACTGCTGGTGATAAAGAATCTGACTTTAGTAGTATCAGAACTATTCTTTATAAACCAGACGCTTATGAGGTTTATTCTCTAGAGAATGTATATGACAAAAAAGGAAGAGGCGCTGGAAAGTTTTCTTATTTCTTTCCATCATATATTTCCCGCGCCGACTGCATGGACGAGAATGGGAACTCTGATGTAGTAAAGGCTCTGCTTCAAATCTTAATGGAAAGGTGGAATGTAAAACAGTCAGGTGATGCCGCATCTCTATTGAAACGAACGGCACAGATGCCTGTAACTCCAGAAGAAGCTATTCTTCGTGTCCGTTCTACATTCTTCCCTACTGTAATGCTGAACGAGAGGATTCGACAGCTTGACTCTCTTCCTCATATATATGATGATATTTATGTTGGTGAGCTCTTCGAAGTAAATGGGAAAGTACAGTTCAAGGCAACACACGACTTTCCTATTCGTGAATATCCTGTAGATAATACTGAACGTGGCGCTCTTGAAATCTACGCAATGCCACCAGACCAGTGTCCAAGTAACCGCTATGTTGTGGGTGTAGACCCGGTAGATAATGACAAGGCCGAATCACAGTCACTTATGTCTGTCATTGTATTCGATTTATTCAACGATGAGATAGCGGCTGAATACACAGGTAGGCAGGAACTCGCAGAATCTGGATATGAGATAGTAAGATTGTTAGCAATCTTCTTTAATGCTCAGGTCATCTATGAAAGCAACCGCAAGATGATGTACTCTTACTTCTCAAAGAAACGGTGCTTGTGGATGCTGGCTGACTGTCCTGAATGGATTAGGGCTAAGGGGCTTGTCAAATATGATTTATTCGGCTCGTCTATCAAAGGTGTGTCTGTGAATGCTTCTCTTATTAGTACAGGTATAGACCTTATAAACGACTGGCTGAAGAAACCTGCCCCTGTAGAATATGAAGATGAAAATGGGCAGAAGCACATCGAGCATATGCCTCAACTGTATAAGATTCGCAATAGAGCTTTGTTACAGGAACTCGTTTCCTATGCCCCGGAAAAGAATACTGACCGGGTTAGTGCAATGTTCCAGGTTATGTTTTACAGAGAACAATTCATAATCTTATATGGGGATGGCAGTAACGCGCAGGCAAACGAAAAGGAAGAGTCAGATGATTCGTACTTCGATATTGACTGGAAGAGACAACTCGAACGCTTAGGACCTGGCTACAAACCCATTTCTGAATTATAAGCAATTCATTTACTGTCGTAATACTGGGTATATCTATTATTAGATTTGCCCTGTATTAATATTTGTATTGTATGGATTTTACGGCTGCATTCCCCAAACAGAAATTACCTTTCAAGTCGAAGGGGAATAAGTGGCGTCGAGACTGTCTGGATTGGGCTGCAAGTAAAACATACTTTGCGTATTCTCCGGTAAGACAAGATGTGGTTCATATGAAAATGAACTACGACCTCGTTAATGGAATCATTCATATGGAGGATGTCGCTCGGCTGATCAATCCAGGTGGACTGTCCACTATCACAGTTCCTGACAAGATTCAGCATTATCCTGTAATCAATTCAAAATTGAATACACTTCGTGGTGAGGAAGCCGCGAGAGTATTTGATTGGCGCGTTGTTGTTACTAACCCGTTCTCTATTTCCAAGATAGAAGAAGATAAGAAAGCTGAATTACAGGCAAGGGTTTTACAGATTGTAGAAGACACTTCCCTTACAGACGAACAAGCTCAGAGACAGCTTCAGGAACTGCAGGAATTCTTTGATTACGATTGGCAAGATTTGCGCGAGATGCGTGCCAATGAACTTCTTCGTCACTATTCAAAAGAGCTGAATTTCAAGCAGTTATTCAATGACGGTTTTATGGACGCATTGGTCTGCGGAATGGAGGTATATGAAAGCGGCATAGCTGGCGGAGAGCCGTATCTGACAAGACTTAATCCGTTAAAGCTTCGTGTTTTCCGTAGCGGGTATTCCAATCGCATTGAAGATGCAAGTCTTATCATTTATGAAGATTACTGGTCTCCAGAGAAGGTTGTCGATTACTTCTATGACGAACTGACCAAGGAAGACATCAAGTGGCTCACGGAAGAAATTCCTGATGTGCAGTCAGGACAGAGTCCTGTTGGCGCAGCTGGAAACTATAACGATGCATTCGGATACATCGGAAGTGTCCAGATAGAGGGAGAAGACGGTATTATGGTTGACGGAACTGCCAATGTTGCATTTTCGTATGATGGTCTTCCTCTTATGGATGGTGGATTAGGTTCCAGTCTTTTGCCTTATGATGTCGCTGGTAATGTACGAGTTGTACGATGCTGGTGGAAGTCCAAGAGACTTATCTATATGGTAAAGTCTTTTGACCCTGAAACTGGAGACGAGGTGTTCGACTTCTATCCAGAAACATATGTTCCAGATACGGATGCAGGTGAAGTGGCAACTAAGCTCTGGGTCAATGAAATGTGGGAAGGAACTAAGGTAGGCGAGAAGATTTATGTCGGCATACGTCCTTGCATTGTTCAGCATAACTCGTTGTCAAATCCCTCTCGCTGTCACGCTGGAATTGTCGGTACTATCTATAATATCAACGAGTCTAAGCCATATTCTATGGTCGATGCGATGAAGCCGTACAACTATTTGTACGATGTTGTAAGCGCTAAGATTGTAGACCTTATTGCCTCTAATTGGGGTAAGATCGTGGTTATGGATTTGGCTAAGAAGCCTAAGGATTGGGAAGTAGAGAAATGGATGTATTTCGCAAGGACACATCGCGTCCTCATTGAAGACTCGTTCAAAGAAGGTAATAAGGGTGCTTCTCGTGGCAAGCTTGCAGGTGGCCTCAATAATGCCAGTAAAGGATACATAGATGCAGACTGGGGAAACAGTATCCAGAACTACATCAATATCCTTACTTGGAGTACAGAGGCAATGTCTAATCTTGTCGGTATTAACCGACAGAGAGAAGGAAACACCTACAACAGAGAAACTGTAGGTGGCATTGAGCGTGCCGTCTTGCAGTCGTCTTACATTACTGACTGGCTCTTCCAGAAGCACGATGATACAAAGAAACGTGCTTGTGAATCTTTCTTGGAAGAATCTAAGGGAGCACTTCGTGGAAGAAGCAAGAAGTTCCAGTATATCATGTCGGACAATACTCGCAGGATTATGGATATTCCTGGTGACGAGTACTGTGAATGTGATTATGGGCTTGTTGTTGATAATAGTGCAGATATACAGAAACTGAATTCTCAGCTTGAAACCATTGCTCAAGCTGCAGCTCAGAACAATAGTCTAGACTCTTCTTCCCTAATCAAACTGTTTACTACCGTTTCTGTACAGGAGAAGATTAAGATTGTCGAGCGCGGTGAAAAGCGTATGCAGGCTATGCAGCAGCAACAGCAGGAGGTTCAGGCTCAGATTGAGCAGCAGAAAGCTCAGGCCGAGATGCAGAAGCTCCAGTACGAAATGGAGTACAAGGATAAGCTAAATGCACGCGATAACGAGACCAGAATTCAGGTTGCCCAGATTAATTCTAAGGCTGAGGAACTTCGTCTTGGAATCTATGAGACTCAGAATAACATCGACCTTAGAAATCAGGAGCTTGATATCGAGCGCGAGAAGTTAGCTGAGGAGATTAGACAATTCGACAAGTCACTAAAGCAGAGCGCGAAAGAGGCAAGTGATAAGAATAGACTTGAGGAAAAGAAAATTGCTGCACAGAAAGAGATAGCTAGAATGCGACCTAAGCAATCTAATAGCAATAAGAAGTAATGGCTCACTTTACAAAACAGGAAATAGAGGAAATCCGCATACGCTTGGCTGCAACAGGCGTAAAGGACTCTCAGTTCCCGTCTGTAACCACAGTAAATTTAGATGATTTTATTGCTATTGTCCAGGATGGAAAGAACAAGAAAGCTACACTTTCAGATATACTGGTACATCTTGGAGAGGAGATATTCGAAAATTTCATATTCTCTGTTCATGTATATGTAAAAAACGGTGCTAATATTCTTCACGGTGGGACTTCTGCAGACATAGAGGCAGAAGTCTTACTAGGAGATAAAAATGTAACTCAGCAAATTCCTCAAAATTGTTATTCATGGAAGCGTTCTTCAAAAAATCACGCGGCTGACGAGCTTTGGAATTTACAACACACTGGTGTTGGAAGCGAAATACATATAACACAGATAGACGTAAATCGTAATTGTACATTCTATTGCGTTATACCAGCCGATTGTCTTAGAAATATTAATATATAATCATTAAAATTATGGCTTCTGAAACACCAAGAACAATCTCCAGAGGACAAATCTCGTTCGTGGATTTGTCTGATGGTAAGACTATGAACTTCTATCTCACCGCGAATAAACCGCTGGTGCAGATTTTTAACCTTGACGACTCTACCTTCAATCCGAATTACGAGACGTCTGGCAATAACCTGGTTATCACTCCCGAATTGTACATTTCCGGTAGCGCAGCTAATCAGATGACCGTATCCGTTCCGCACGCTGTAGTGAGCGACATTCATTATATCATTAATGATACTGTCGATCTCTACAATGCTGCAGGGCACACGCACGACGACGGCCTTGGTGCTACCTATGACCCGAATAATGGTCACATCCTCACCATTGCAAAGAACATCGCTGGCGCATTCCTAAAGATTGAGTGCCGCTGTAAGTACACAGACCCGGAGACTACAGCCCAGACCGTTGCCAAGTCGTACATCACCATTACGAGAATGGACACCACAGGCAACACTATCATTGCCGTGATGACCTATCCGCTTGGTACGACTATCAAGAATAACGAGCCTTCCTACGTTCTGCTTCGCGGCGACCTCTGGAGAGGTTCTGCTATCGATGAGACCAATGTCCGTTACAGGTGGTATCGCAGGGACAATCGTTCCGGTGATGGTGCAGACCTTGAAAACTGGTACGAGATTACTCACGAGCACGCGTACGGTGTGACTGGAAAGCAGATTTCAGTAGCAGACTGGGAGGCTGGAAACTACAATGTGAATACGTTCACCGATGATTCCTTCAACGTGAACACCATCAAAGTTCCCGCTGATTCCGTGGACAACTACGATGTGTTCAAGTGCGAAATCGAAGATACGGATTCGACATCTGGAACGTACCAGCAGAAAGTTTACGATACTGCGACTGTCATCGACCAGACTGATCCTTACCAGATACAGTTCACTACGTCTGCTGGCAATATGTTTAAAGACGGCATTACAAGTTCGCAGCTGACCGCAGATGTTTGGCAAAATGGACGTCTGCTTGATTCCTTCCCGAATAGCTGGTTGTTCTCTTGGACTAAGCGTGACCGTACAGGTGCAACAGACCCTAATTGGCGTCCTTATCCCGCAGGAGGAACAAGTTATCCTCGAATGGATTCGACGAGTGGCCCTGCTGCTACCCACCGCATTATTACCATAGCCCGTGATGACGTAACGGTCTCCGCGCTCTTCTCCTTGGAAATCA